TGAATCCTTCGTGTGATTGACGGTGACGATACGGGCATCCTTGTTTTCCTCGTCTGCCCAGAAACTGCGAAGTCTCTCTTCTACAGTCGCATACTGTGATAAATCGAATCTAGCCATTGCTTCCTCCTACTTGTGAATCACTAGATAAGGCACGCCATCTCTGCGGGCTTGCCTAGTTGCTACTTTGATTTTTTGTCCATCTTTCAGAACAAAACCTGTCTTTGCGTATTGCATTGTGTCAAGAACCATGGATTTCAGCAAGTTGACTTGCGACTGAGATTCCTCAAGCATCGCCTGAGCGTTCTTGAGCTGTAGTCCCAAAGTCCCCAGCTCTACCTCCGTGTCGTCAATCTGCGGGTGCTGTTGACGAACTGTCTGGTAGGTGCTCTCTGACCCATCCCATTCTGGGCGTGTGCCATCCGTGAGGCTCTTGTGGAACATCGTGGCGTAGTCAGCCTGGGTGAGCTGCACAAACTCGTCAGCTTCGACCTCATACTCAAACCAGTCCATGCCGGCGACAGCTACGACAATCGCCTTGCTCACGCCCATTACATGCATGTAGTGCTGCACCTGACAGGCATAGTGTGCGGGCAGGGCATCCCAGTTGTAGCGAGCTGTCTTGACCTCTATGACAATCCATTCGCCAGTCTCTTTGTTACGAGCCATTGCGTCAGGGTTTGCGTGCATGAATTCGAACTCTTTAGACACAAATGATCCTGCACGGTAAATCTCTAGCTCAGGGTGCTGTTGACCGAATAGCTTGAGGATGGGCTCCTCGAAGGCTTTGCCTAACCGGATTGCCCAGTTCTCCTGAAAGCTGTTGGGGATAAGTTCTAGCTTCTTGGCCCATAGCGTGTAGGCACTCTCCCAAGGGTTTAGCCCCATGATTGTGCCTATCTCTGACCCGCCGATTGAGTGCTTGCGGGCCTCGTGCCACTCAGGGCTGTCTGATTCAAAGTTTCCCAGGTGTGTAGCCTGTGGAAAGTTCTCGGGTGTTACATATTCCAATTTGTCCTCCTATGACTTAGTGACTAACATACACATAGGTGGTGACATTTTGAAAGAATCTCAGAAGAAATACATGAAGCTCCAGTGGGCAATCAAGAAGAATGGCGGGGTTGTCTGTGAGCAGGTGCCTCACATTTTCTTTCCCGAAGATTCCTATAACACCGATAACGGCTACTTTGCCGAGAAGAAGCTTGCTCTAAAGATTTGTTCCCAGTGCCCTGTTCAGCAGCTTTGTGCTGACTATGCGATGACGGCTCGTGAGCCCTACGGCATCTGGGGTGGCACTACTCCTACTGATAGATAAGCGAAACCCCCTAGGAAAAGTGAAAAACCTAGGGGGCTTCTGCTAACTAACTAGAAGGAGAGCAACACTCTCGAGATAAGTATACGACTAACCGAATGTTTGTCAAATAAGAAACCCCCGCCATTTAGACGGGGGCTACTCGGCTTAGCTAGGAGGCTTATGGACAAGCGAACAAGGATGTCGAATAACAGCCGAGCAAGACTAGCTTAGTCCTTTTTGAAAGCAACTGAGGTCAGGATTGAAAGAAATCCGGCACCCAGTGAAACCGAAGCCAGGCTTACCCAATCAATCGTAAACAGGCCCATAGATCCTGTTCCTAGGAAAGCTATGGCTGACTGAGCTACGGTCTTGACAGCTCGCTCTCCTGCATAATCTCTCCAAAATGCAACGCTAAATATCTTCATTGTCCCGCTTCCTTATCTTTACATCTTCGTATGTAGCAAATGCAGTATAAGCGGTGAGGATTATAGAAATCAAGGCAACTCCGCCGATTATCAGTTCCCTGCTAACCGAACTGTCAGAGGCGTAGGTGGCTGCACCAAACAGAATCATCAGAGCAGATAGAGCAAAGCTCATGTAGATCAGCCTGCGGCGGTGCTTCCAGCTAGGCATCGAGACGCTCGTCAATGAACTTTTCAGGGTCAAAGACAGTGCCGAATGTTACCGATGTGACCCTTGGGCCAATTGTTAGATGAAGATGAGCGCCCTTGGAAGCTGACCCCGTGTTGCCTACTTTGCCTACAGTCTGGCTTTGAGTAATAACAGTTCCTGGTTTTAGTTTTGGCTGCTCCTGCAAGTGGCAATAGCCAATGTAAACAACTTTGTCATTGACCGAATCCCAGGCAGTCTGCACCAGCACCCAACCAAGAATGCTTGACCACTTGACAACCTGCACCGTTCCACCGCTAACAGCGGGGATGCGTGTGCCTTCTTTTGGTGCGTAGTCCAGTCCACGGTGCGGGATAACACGGCCCTTGATTGCACCGAATCGGGAGGTAATTGTCTTTTTAGAAAATGGGTGTCTCATCGTAGTAATGCCCAAAGAGCTGCAATGAAACCTGTAACACCAGATCCGAGTGCAGTAAAGACCAGCTTCTCAATCCACTCCATGCGAGCAAGTTTCTGCTCTACCCGATTCATGCGGGCAGGTAAGTCCTTGAGGTTTTTGATATCGGCAACCAGCTCAATCTGCACCGATTGAACCTCGATGAGCTTTTCGTAGATGTCCCTTTGCGTTATGCGAACGCCGTTTGTTTCCTCAGCCATTTTCTACCCTGCAACTTAGCTAACTGCCTTGTTTTCCTGCTGGAAAACTATTGCGACCCAATCACCAGCTTCTTCATCCCATTGATAAAGAATTCCGTCAGTTGGATAAGGAATTGGTGCTTCCCATTGGCATGTGCCTTCATTGAGAATCCAGCTTGGGTAAGGCTTAGGTGCAATAAATGCATCACGATCCTCATCATAGGTAAAGCCAATTCCAGCATAGTTCTTACGGATATTTCCGTTATAGGAGGTTCGTTTGCACTTCTGTCCTCGAATTGCTGCGTAATAATTTTCCCAGTCGCTGATATTGTCAACGACTTCCCACTCGTGCCGACCAGTAATCACCTCAGTCACGATGTTGTTTTCATTCAAGAATGCGTAGTGTGCCATTACTAGCCTAGAAGTGCGAGTATCTCGGCCTCTGATAGACCTAGTGCTTCGAGCTTTGCCTTTGCACTTTCTTTGTTTGCCTGTTTCTGAGCCTCGGCAGCTTCCCTCTCAGCCTGTTCAATAGCGGCTTGTGCGGCTTGTGCCTCACGCTCTGCTATCTCAGCATCGGTTAGGGGAATAATCTGCACCTTGTCAGGGTGGCCTTCGGGAAGGCTGCAATCTACAACTAGGCGTGTCGGTCTGTCTGTCATGTTTTTATTCTACCTGTTCTTTAGCTGACTGTAACTCCACCGCTTGAACCCTTGGTAATGCCATAGAGGGTTGCGGAGCTGTATTGCTGCCAAGTTCCACCAGCAGCCGAATCCAATGTGACAGTTGTAATTGCTGCGGTATTTGCCCATAAGGCAGCACCAATAAGAGCATAAGCTTCTGTTCCGTTGTTTTCGCTAACGCTATCTATTGAAACTGATTTATTTGTAGAGCCTGAATAATTTGGGATGTAAAGCAAAACATTAGCAAAAGTGTTTGATGTAGAAGTGTTGCCATTTATTAGACCATTTTCTATGTAAGAACCAACGCTTTGAGCGTTTTCAGAAACACCATTGCCAGATCCATAAACTCTTCTACTTGAATAACTAGCAGCATTGCCGTTGAAGGCAATAGTAAGCCAGTCCCAAATATTTGCTTGATTGCCTCGAACAGAAAGCAATATTGCCAAGTCTGTATAGCTACCGCTTATTGAGCCAAACTCAATGTTCGCAGCTCCGCCTGAGCCGACCTCAGTATGTGCAATCCTTGTCCAAGCACTCATGTCTAGCTCACTATTCCGTAAAGGGCAAAGGTTGAACCTATTGCTAAAGAGTTTGCATCAGGGGAAACTCGAACAGTTGTAATTGCTGCGGTATTTGCCCATCTTCCAGCATATGCACCAACACGATTACTATTATCTACGCCTATTTCTCTTGTCAAAACTGACTTATGTTTATCTGTTGCTGAATAATCCATGATATGTGCAATAGAGACCATTGTTGATGTCCCATTTATGTTGTTATACCCAAGACGTAAGTGACCACCATTTACAACATTGTTACTAAATCCTCCAGCACCGACTGCACCACCCATAACAATATCGTCATAATTACTTCCATCATCAGCATTGAATCTCAATCTGAAAGAAAGTCCGCCAGCAGAGTTTGTGCCATTCATTTGACAAATTAGAACAAGGTCTCGATAAGAATTAGGAATTGACGCAAACGACACTTCTGTATCAGTAGAAGATAGGGTCACATTGGCAAGGGCAATATAAGTAGCAGTAGGCATTAGCTAGACCTCATTCCATAGACAGAAAAACGTGAGCCAACCTCAAAATTACCAGAATCCACTCGCAGAGTAATGGTAGTAATTGCAGCAGTATTTAGCCAAACACCAGATGTCAGAGATACTTCTTTTGTTGCTGCTGCAATACCGCCTAAATGCCTAATGGTTTTATTTTTGGTTGTCTTGAAAGCATCAAAGATATCAATAATTCCAGCACTAAAAACATTTGTTTGATCATCATTCATGTTTAGAGACATGACATTGAAACTTGTTCCTGCTGCTGCACTAATAGAAGACCCATTACCAAGCAAAAGATGTGTTGCGTAGTTCTGGCCTGAATCGCCATTCAATCTCATTCTTGTTCTTTGCTCATTTGAACTAGAGCGAGCAACTAACCTTATTTGCAGGTGTTGATATGTTGATCCGTAATTCGTATTCAAATCTGTAAAATCTACTGCGGAAGTAGCCGAACCTAAAATTATTGTTTCCAAAAGCTCGTAAGCTCCTGTAGAAGCAGTTGAAAAACTGATGTTATCTGTCCCAGATGTAAAACTTGCTACATTCAAACTGCCTGATTTTTTTGTTGTATAAGTTAGACCTGCACCAACAGTCAGAGCGTAGGTATCGGGGTATCGAATAACAACAAGACCAGAACCACCCGCTCCACCACTATTTGTATCTCTGCGACCACCGCCACCGCCACCAGTATTGGCAGTTCCGTCACCAGCACCAATAGAAGGATTGCGGCCACCCGCACCTCCGCCACCAGCGCCACCAGCACCTTGCACAGAATCAGATGCTCCACCACCTCCACCTGCATAAGTGACAGAAACACCAGTTATGTTGTTTGAACGACCCGCCCCACCAGCAGCACCATTCCCAGCAGTTGCATTACTACCAACAGCAGAAGCTCCACCACCGCCACCACCTGCATATCCAGAACTACCATTACCAATACCAGTTCCACCTGCAAAGCCTTGATTAGATGGTGAGGCAGCACCACCGCTTACAGTTCCAGAAACACCCTGTCCAGCACCTCCACCACCAGAGCCACCAGCTTTACCAGACCCTCCAGGGTTGTTGTCATAATTACCACCGCCACCGCCGCCTGTAGAGGTGATAGTAGAGAAAATTGAATTAGAACCATTGTTTGATGTAGGAGATGCACCAGCTCCAACTGTGACTGTGTAATTTGTCCCTGTGCTTAGAGTAAGTGCAGTTTCCAAACTGCCACTACCACCTGTGCCAGAGGTGCTTGAACGCATACCACCAGCACCACCACCTCCACCAACTGTTAAACCACCAGAACCGCCACCAGCAATGACTAAATAGTCAACGAGAATAGCGGCTAGTGGCCCTGCCCCTTGTGTGGCAAGAACTCCTAAAGGAATAGGCATTATGCAGTTATCTTTCCAACTACTCGGTAGGTGTTAGCTGCAACCTTTTGAACAGTTGCGGCATTGTAGGTCTGGTCAATCTTGAAGGTGACGGCTGTTCCCGCTGTTCCTGCACCTGCCCAGTCGGTAACGCCTGTTCCTGCGGCGATGGTTACAGTTCCGCCAGCGTTACGCCATACTGTGATCGTGTCCCAGGTCTGTAGAACATCTGGGATTGTGACTGTTACAGCAGCAGTTCCGTTGACCCAGATAGTTCCATTTTCCAGAGCTGAAGTTGCAGTCATAGAAGCTGTTACTGCTGTTCCACCGAAAAGAATGGCAGAACCAGCTAGTGATGTTACGGATGCTGGGTAAACCTGCTGCCAGACCGAACCGTCATAAACAGTTACGGTGTTGGAATCAGTCTGGTAGCTAACCATGCCCTCTGCCACGGCAGTTCCTAGGGCTGATCCTCTGGCAGCAGTGCCAGCAAAGACCATGACGGATTGTTCCATCAAGTAGCCGTTAACATTAGCGGCGGTTAGAACCTCGCCCGCTGAGAATACTTTATAGCCAAGACCTGCCATGATTTCCTTACCAGCTCAAACTGTATAGGTCTAGCTTACCAAACTCTGCATCATCTAGGACTAGATAGGCAGCGTCAAGTGACTGGAAGCCAAACTCTATAAAGTGGTTTTGTGGGTTTACCGTGTGATTTATTGAGATTACCTGCACGAAACGCTGGATTGCGTCTCCTATGCCGTTAGGGGTGAAAACTATCTTTGCTATCGAACCGAGCTCCAAGCCCAGCACATCTTCCTGCTCAGCGGGGTCAAGCTTGTGAATAGCGACCTCTAAGGAGCTGAATCTATATTCAGGCTGTGAGTATTGCTGGGCGAGCACTAAGGCGAGTTCTGCTAGGGCTAAATCGGTGTTTAGCAGCAAGCCAGACTGACTTAGGGTTCTAAGACCGTAATCGGCGACACTCTGAGTATCAGTAGCTGTAGCCGTTCCTCCGC